CACCAGGTGCGCCTGTAGGCGTAAAGAGCAAAGCTCAATACGGTACAGGGCACTAACCCTGCGCGATGAACGTGCCTTGAGCAAGCACGTCGACCGCTGGGACCCACCGGCCGTCTAGACTGACGACCGGCCGCTGCATTACGCCACTAGCCCAAAAATCATAAGGGCTAGGGGACTCAGTGAAGTACTGAAGTAATGCAGTGTCGTCCTCGATCTTGGTTCGCCGAGCCGTTGCACGAAGCAATGGCAATCGAACCTCGAGACGATGCAAGTTTACGTTCCAACGACTACGATAGTAGTCGGAGGGCGGCCTGCATCGTGTCAGAAGACCGAAGACGCCCGAATCGGCGTGGACGGCACCGATGAAACGGTGCCGAACGGTCGACGCGAGGTACTGAGCTGAATGCATAAGATACTTCTGGTAGAAGTTATTATGCACCGCGACTGTACTCGCTACCGATTCGGAGCTCCTGGTGACGAGGCCCTTCCAGTACGCCGGTGTAACCGGAACGCCTGCGAAGGCATCAACACCGCAAGATTCCCTGAACCTTCCGGTCCAGAACGATTTTGCGATGTTGACCTTGAAGCGTAGAGCTTCAAGGCCACGAATTACCAGGTCCCGTGTGTCTTCGGGGACGATTAGATCGTCGCCGAAGACGGCCACCTTCCCTCGAAGGGCCATCACGTTCCTCCGGTTCACCTTCCTGCCACGCTTAGTTAAGCAAGCAGCAAGGCAAACAGAAAGGAAGAGCAATGACTCAACAGGAAAGGTAACGGCGCTACCCATCGTTGCGAATTTTCGCAACCGGTGGAGCTTCTTTTCAGGAAGCTTCACCAGACGGGTCCGTGAAGCCATCAAGGCCCTAATCAGTGGCGGATTCGCCCTGAAGAGGGACTCGACGGCCTGGCAGGTGACGCGGTCTGACGCGCTCGAGAGATCGAGCGTGCAGGCTTTGCCATCTCGGGAGGCGGCAAGACACAAATCTTGATTGAGAGTTTGATCGCGGAAGCGAACAAAATCTCCAATCCAAGAATCGTGCGCCCGGTCGCAGAAGTAGTGCCAGATGTTCTGCTGGCACCACTGGTGCTCCGAGGGCTCCGCGGCGATAAGCCGCGGTTTCTTGACGGTCTTCCGCACACAGATGAGTCGAGAGGCAGGTTCTTGCGAACCCACCACACGACTAACGATGTGACCAGCCCAACTGCTGTAGCTGTGGAAGCCACAGTCAGCAATTGGGTAGACGGATTCCAGACGGTTTGACCAGTTCCGCCAACAGTACTTGTTGGTTGGACCGGTGACCTCTGAAATAGCTCCTGGGCCATGCTTGAACCTCCATTCAGCGGGGTTATAAGCCCCAAGGGTGGAGGTCAGGAAGCCGGATAGCTCATCCAGCTTCCGCAGGAAGGCCGACACCTCCGCATCCTCCTGTGCGGGACCACCGAAATTGACCTCAAAAGGGCAATTAGGAGTCCCCACTGAGTATGCGTTGGCCGCGTCCCAGAACTTACCAGGTTCTGGTAGCGACCGGTCGGTTTCAACGAAGTCCAGCACCTCACGGTGTTTCGCTTCGTCGCTGCAATCCAACTCGGTCTTCTTCCCAAAGGCAAGAATTTGCCTCAGGAAAAAGACAGCGAGCGGATCGCAGTCTTCCTTCAAGCTCCCAACCTCGTCAAAGACCAGTAGGTAGAGTCCCCGAAGAAACTTCGGGATCACTGCCCTACCCGAGCACTTCCCAGAAGTGGGAAGCCCCGAGTAGTTGTACTGACCCTCTGCAAGACATCTATCGAGATGCTTGCAGACCGCAGGGAAGTCATCGGTGAAGACCGATAGACCTCTATGCGTAACGAGGTGACGAAGGCGAGTGAGATCTCTCTCAAACTCCTTGGTCAGGGCCGGGAACGCCTGTGCAGCATCTCGTAAGAGATTCTCACAGACTCGGCTCAGTTCTCCTACATGCCTTTTAGACAACGGATTTCTCCTTTGTCGCATGTCATGTAGGAACGACCGAAGGACGGGCGGCTTGGTTAGGGGTCTTACGACTCCCAACCGACGAGAGAAGTGAGTGCGGCGTCGGTGGATGCGATGGCCCAATCGGCCAAACCATCCATCGGCTTGATGGCGTCAGCGTCTCCGGGCAAGTGCTCGAAAACGAAGTACGCCTTCTGCACGTACTCAGCCACGGCACCAACTGCGAAGATGGTGCGCGTGATCTCGACATTGTGACGCGCGTAGTCAACACCATCACGGAGAACCGTCGAATGACGAATCTTCATGCGGTGCTCACTCAGCGAGTCCCGGAGATAATACTCCGAAGTGTAGCCGTCCTGGTTGATCTTGACAAGGGTCTTGGACCCTTGACCAAAATCAACCGCCTGGGTCGTTCCGAACATGAGAGAACTCCTGGAGCCCAAAGTAGGCTCTGTCAGGTTACCGAGCGCCTCGTGCGCCCGGAGACCATCTCAG